CCGACCAAAGTATATATTTGAATGGTTGGCAGGAGTGGGTGATGTTGCAGAATCGGATTACACAGCATTTGAATCACATTTCGATAAAGAAATGATGGAAATGGTCGACTTTAGTTTTTACAATTATATGACTCAAAATTTGCACACTGATCAAGTTGGTATAGTTAATTCTTTTTCTGGTTTAAATCCATTGTATTTTAGGGACTTTAAAGTAGAGATTCCAGCCACTAGATTGTCAGGAGAAATGACGACTAGTTCGTTCAATGGTTTCGCAAACTTTTTGTTTCTTGAGTTCGTCGCCGTATATACGGGAAAATACTATGAAATGCATGGTGTTCCACTGAACTCGTTCGATGAAGTAGATTTTTATGTTTCATTGGATGATATTAAGAAACACATGGTTCATTGCGTAATTGAAGGTGACGATGGTTTGGCCCGTTATCCATACGGGGCCCCACCACCTTTACTCTATGAACAATGCGGACTAAAAATGAAATTGGAGATCAAACCATCAGTTTCATTAGCATCGTTTTGTGGTATTGTTTTTGATGAAGATTCTCTCGATGCATTGACGGATGTAAGGAGACACTTAGTCAAAACAGGATGGTTGAAAAGTCGATATGTTTGCGCGAGAAGTTCTAAGAAATTAATGTTGCTTAGAGCTAAAGCATTCTCGCTGGCACATCAGTACAACAACTGTCCTGTCCTAAGGCACTACGCAGATTACATTTTAAGGATGACTAAACATATGCACCAAGGAATGTTACACTATATGCAGAAAACCCGTGGGGGTATGACTACATACGAATATGATAAATATCTATTGTATGCAAACAAGAATTTACCACCACCTGCACGTATAACTACCGGATCTAGGCAATTAATAGAAACCTTATTTTCTGTACCTGTGGAGTCGCAAATCAAACTCGAAGAGTATTTTGTAAATTGTGAAATTATTCAACCAATACCAGTATATTTGTATTTGGATTTCACTCCTGTTGATTGGATTGTTTTTAGTGAATTTTACATTCGTGAAGTAGCTGAAGATAGTCGTGAACAGTTTCACCCTTTACATTTTCCTTCGAGAGGTTGGCAGGACGTACCACCCAGTCTAGTTGATTTAATTATCGACATGACATACCAGAAAGAACATTATGGCAACATAGGTGTTGATCTTAAAACAGGGAAACCTTCTTTAAATTAACATTTATTACCCAACTCAAATCGGCCTTTAAAATTGATTTGAGATATTCTTACTGGTTTTTCTTTCACTGAAAAATAAC